ACCCAGCAGGTGTACTCTGTAAAGCAATATTATTAAATGGTAATACAGTAAAGCCACTTTGTGGTAAAGAAATTAAACCACTGTTTACTATTCTATCCGCTATAAATGTTCTATCGGTTACTTGCTGCGTTGTTAATAATAATTTGTTTTGTGTTGTTGGAACTACTAGCTTGGTATATTTTCCACTTGTAAAAAAAAGTGACGCATATCTATATCCTGCATCCTTAAAAATTGCATCAACAATAACTTTTAAAAATATTTGAGGTTTAAAATTTTCAGTATAGTAGCCTTGTTGATTTGAACTTAACCCATTGTCAATTAGTCCATAATAATAACCGATAACAGAACTAGGTGTCCAACTTGCTGAAATGTTTGTGTAATTCCACGTATGGTCAAATGCTGACAAGTCTAATTCATTTAGTTTCTTATCGCCTAAGTCCTGAAATAAATTAGCAGTTCTTCCAATAATTATTACTTCATATTCAATTTCATAATCATCAGTTACATTTATATTTGTTAGTTGTAAATATCCTTTTATTTGTACAATTCCGTTCTTATAAAGTATTGCATCAGCTTTTAAATTTGGGTTAAAGTCAGGTGCGAAATTATATGTATTATCATTTTCAACTGACCTAGCTAAGTTAAATATATTACTAAAAATATCATTGTTGTTATGAGTGCCAGGCAATGTAATTGTTTTGGTGAAATCACTTTTGCGTTCGGCTATGTTTTGAATATCAATGATACTTTTGTTAACAGGTATTGGCACGTTATCAAACAAGTCAAGTTCATATTCAACTATGTTTGCACCTGCAATTTGATTTATGATTAATCGGTTTTGATTCATTATAAAGATTGTCTATAACGTGAGTAGCTGTATTCAATTTCAAATGTTACATTGAACATTTTTCTATCAGTTAAAAAGGTCTTAATTTCATAACTAGAATTTAAAATATTAACAGCAACAAAATCATCTGAACTTCTTTCTAAATATATTACAGGGCTATTACTCAACTCTTCAAATAACAAGCTTTGTTCTGCACTTATCCAATCGCTGTTAATAGTTATAACATCATTTACAGTTGTGTTGTAATTAGTCTTTAACCTATCACTTGTTGAATAACCTATTGGTAATGGTGCTTTAAATTGTTTGCGCTCTATTTCAGTTGCATTTACTGTGTTTTTTTCAAAGTTAAATGAATCAAATCCACCTAATTTGTTTAACCAATGTAGCCTTACTGTTGGGTACTGACTGCATGGTGTTTCATAAGTAAATACTTTACTGCATATTACAGTCCCTAAGTTTACTAATGATACTGTGTATGTATTATTAACCACTACTACGCCTTGAATTAGCAATAGCAAATCACCTGCATTTATATTGAACAAATGTTTGTTTGTAATTGGAGTATATATAGGCTCATCATAATTAACACCACCACTTGTAATTCGCACTGTATCAAACATCGTTGCGTTGCGCAAAAAAGTTAATATTTTATTTTGATTTGGCTCAATTTTTTCGGGTAAAGATGTATTTAAAAAGCCATGTGTTGCCACTTCAACACCTGCATAACTTGTTGGTGTAAAATCCTCAAAATCAAATATAGCATTCCCTGCCATTTGATAACTTGTTGTGCTTGGTGTTGTTGGGTTACTTGCTAATACACCGCTTAACGTAGGTATTCCGCTCACATCATACAATTCTCTAAACTGCAAAAAATATTTCAATTGGCTGTTATCATTTGCCGTACATACATCTTCCATTGCTGCTTTAAAATCATAGCTTACATAGTTTTTTAAAACGCTGCCAATGTCAAATGTCAAAGTGCTACTGTTAGGTTGCTTCGGATATTTTAACCTCGCTAATGGATTGCTTATACCGCTCGTTTGATTCACATCAATTATAAAGTTGAAATTAGGTTGCGCAGTATTATTACTGCTTACTGTATATGCCACTTGATTATAAGCAGCCATGAACTGATTCGGGCTTGAAAGTATTGTAATTGCCATTATTTAATTATTGCCATTGTTATTACTGTTTTCATTTCTTTAGATAAAGCTTGATTCAGCTTTTTAATTCTTGCTGAACCTACTGCTGGTTCAACATATCGCATTGGTTTTATACCGCTTATTTTTGTAGCTACTGCCAAACCTTTAGCAACTGTTATTAAGTCCCTTCCTGCTTGTATTTTACTTTTACCTTTTGTTGAAAGTGTTATTCCTTTTATTTCTTTTGCTTCAGTTCTTGCGGCGTACTTAATAAAAGATTTCCACATTTGTTTTGGCACACCTAAATTTTTAAATTTAAATTGTGAGTTAGGTGCTTTAGTTTGACTTTTTACACCTTGTACACCTTCATCAATGTACTGCCAATAGTCTTGTGTTGTTACTATTTGTATTCCGTTTTTAAAAGGTTTAGGTGCTATGTCGGCCGCTAATGTACTCGCTTGACCTGTTCGTGCCTTGCGTGTAATTATCTTTCGCATAATCAGTATTGAAACATTAGCCCAATCTAAAAACACACCATCAACACCTTTTACTAAATCCTTTTCAAAGTTATCAACCGAACTACCATACTTACTACCTATGTCCTTTGCGCTTGCTGCCATTGTTTTATTTTTTTAAATAAACTAATTCTTTTCCCAACTTAGGTATCTGCATAATTGCTATTGGAAATTTATTTATAAACTTTAATAAAAATGGTAGTGCAAAAGTTTTTCTACACAACCTAATTAATTTGCCATAAATAGTTACTTTATATTTTATTGTTATTGTATTTGTTTTGCTGCTTGCCATTTTATTTTATCGTCTTCACTTTTATCCTTATAAAATACTAATGTGTTTAAGAACTCTATTATGTTCATATCTTCAAAGTATTCCCACTTACTTCTATCATTGTTTGCAAGGTTGTTAATTGCTACTATCCAACCCCATTTTGTTTCAAATGTTTGTCCAATATTGGCTTCACTCTCTCCATTGCTTTCACCGATTCCGATTCCAAATAAATTAGGATATTGTCTGCTAATTCCTTGTAGTACCTGCAAAAAAAAAGCATGATAGGATAAGCCTGCTCAATTTTCATGTGGTTTAAAAACAAGTCTGCAACCTCTTTATGATTCGCACCATCGTATTTTTTTACTTTGCCATACCAAGTCTTTTCAACACATATCGCTGCAAGTATATTGTGAATGTTGTTTATAATATTCGCCTCATCTTTGCAGAATGAAGTTGCATCAATGTATTGTGCTGCCTTTAACTTTTGTGTTTGCCAAATACATTTAAACCTTCTGCCCTTTACTTTAAAATCCATTTTCACTCTTGCGTTTGGATTTAAGTTCTCTATTTCACTAAATGCTTTTAATGATTTTGTTAAGTCTTCAATTGGCATCGACTCTATTTCATCAAAAGTTTTGTTTGTTAATTCAGCTAGCAATTTAATGTTACGATTTAATGGATCGGTTTCAAGTTCTGCAATTGTTTTGCATTTTATAAACTGACTAATGGTTATTTTTTCAAACTTCATTCTATTTAATATATAAATTTTGTACTTTTTTGCTAAATTTTCATTGTTGCGTATTTGCCACTTGGTCGGTTATTTAATTTATTAAGTGCGAAATACCTCATAGCATCAACACAATTATGAACAAGGATTCCATTTGCAAAATATTCGTGGCAATCCTCTATCATTAAATCATATACTTGAGCCTTGTAACTTTCTCCTTGCTCGAAGTGCAGTAGCTTTACAGTTTTGATGGCAGTATTTAGATATGCCCGAGTGTCTTGTTTTATAATCTTTTCCGCATTGTTCGCATATTTTATCTGTAAAAGGTTTATTAATCCAACACTCTTTACCATTCTTTTTATGCCATTCAATTCCTTGTTTTGATTTGTGCCATTCTTTTGCAGCCTCAATTCCTTTTGCATGAAAACTTTTAGCAAACTCTGGATTGTTTTTAAATCTTTTTTTCGCTTCGAATCTTTGATGTAATGTTTTATGTACAAGGTTAAGATTTGATATTTCGTTATTATTTTGATTCCCATCAACATGATGTACATGATAGTCTTTAGGTATTTCTCCTTTATGAAATTTCCAAACTTCTGTATGAAGTCTTTTATTTCCTCTACTAAAATACTTTTCTCCATTGTACAAGCTATATTGCTTCCCTTTAAAGGTTTGTGTTGGAAAATTTGCTGTCCCTTTTTCAATTTCGATAATTCTGTCCATGATTTAGTTGTTTTTATTTTATGGTTATTTGTACCAGTCAAATATACAGTATTAGTATCTAATTGTATCGAGTACTTATTCACATGATGCAAACCGTTATTAAATACTTTTTGAACTTTTTTGTATCCTTTTGATGTTAAAACGTTATCTCCTATTTTTATTTCATCAATTCTTTTTAGCCCTTTGTTTGTTGTAATTAAAGTTTCACCTATAAAGCAATGATTTGAATAATCGACTGGCTTTCCTGTTAGCTTACCATCTCTATCAGTATCCCAAACGTAACTCCTTAACTCTTTAATTAAATTGATTGAACTTTGAGTAACAAAGAAGTTTTCACGTTTTAAAATATCAATACCAATTTTAATTGAATCGGGTCCTTTTGTTGCAGGTGTAATCATAAATCCTTGCCTTCTTAACTCTTCGATTGATTTAGGTTCTGCACTATCCGCAACTATTTCGTAGGGTCTACCTATTCCTTCTGACTTCATAAAGTTACCGATTTCATTATTTGTCATGTTAGTACGATATAATACCTCGTCAAAGTAAAGTTGATTGTTTGTTTTGTAAACTGCGATTAATGTGGTTGGGTCATTCGTAAAACCAAAATCCATTCCATAGCCTAAAAGTTTTGCATCTGTTGGTATCTTTTCAATCTGTTTCCAATTATCGAATACAACACCTTGTAATGAACCAATCAATCCAAGTCCGTAAACCTTCCACCAGTTAGCCCAATAGCTTGATGTTTGCGCTTTGTGTTGCGCTTGTTCTATATCGTGAATGATTGTTTCAGGGAGTGCCTCGTTATCTTTGTAGGTAAGTATTATATGTTCGCTGTCATTGTCTTTTAAAACTTCGGTATGCGCCCAAAATTCAGCAGTAGGGTTGAAGTCCAACCATATTTCGCCACTTGTTCTAATTGCTAATTGGTGATAAGCTTCAAATGAAATATTGTTTGCTTCGTTAATGTAAAGCACATTACGCCTTGCACCTCGCAACTTTGATTCTTGTTCTGCACTAAAGAACTCAATATATGAACCGTTGGCAAATTTATATGTTAATAGTGAACGGTTCCAATTTGCATCTACATAACGGTTCGTCCATTCCATTATTTTTAAAAAGTCTTTAATTGCGCCTCTTCGCAAATGTGGTATTGTTTCACTTACTACACTTATTTCTAAATGTGGTGTTTTAGCTGCTCTATCAATTAAGACTGGCAGTATTCCAAATGTTTTACCTGCACTCGTACCGCCTTGAATTACTTTTTTGCGTTTTTCAAGTTTCAATAATTTATTTATAGCGGTTGTTCGTTTAAACATAAATGCGATTTGCTCACCGTATAGACAAGCGGTTTTGTTGACTTTGTTTAATTTTACTCAGGAAATAAAGGCTGTTCTTTTACAGTTACTTCGCTCTTGTCGGTTAATCCGTTTAATCGTTGTGTTATGCTTGGGTTGTATGAACCTAGAAGCCCTCCAGTAATTTGATTATTTCTAATTTCTTTTTTAATGTACGAACAGATAGTCACAAAGTCATTATAAAGGTTCTCTTTATTATCAAAATATTGATGTACAAATCCATAATTATTTTTGCACCAAAC